CCATGAAGGCGTCAAAAACAAGCCATACCGCTGCCCGGCGCGGCTCTGGACGATTGGTGTGGGCCACGTCATGTATCCTGATCAGGCCAAGCTGCCGCTGGGCAAGCGCGATAGCGTCATGCTAAAACCAGAGGACGACAGGGTCTACAGTCAGGAGGAAGTCGATGGAATCCTACGGCACGATCTTGACCGGTTTGAGCGCGGGGTTGAGCGGTTCTGTCCTAGTAACTTGTCACAAGGTCAGTTTGATGCTCTTGTGTCTTTTAGTTTTAACCTCGGTCTTGGGACACTCCAGCGTTCAACGCTTCGTCAGAAGCTGCTCCGTGGCGATACTGAGGGCGCTGCGGAAGAGTTCCTCAAATATTGCATGGCCAGCGGGAAAATCCTCAAAGGTCTCCAGAACCGTCGCCGTGATGAGCGGGCGCTCTTTCTATCTTGAGGTGAATCGTGCCCTTACAAAAGATCCAGTTCAAGCCCGGCGTTAACCGCGAGAACACCCGCTACACCAACGAGGGTGGATTCTACGAGTGCGAAAAGATTCGTTTCCGGCAAGGCACGCCTGAAGTCATTGGCGGCTGGTCGCCTGTTTCCAACCAAACTTATCTGGGTATCTGTCGTTCGCTGTGGAACTGGGTAACGCTGGATGGTTTAAATTTGATCGGCACCGGAACCAACCTGAAGTTCTACATTGAAAACGGTGGAGCTTATTACGACAACACGCCCCTGCGGGCTACCTACACTTTAAACGGCCCGTTCACGACCAACGGCACGACCACGATGACGGTCACGGATGCCAATGGCGGGTTTAAAGTTGGTGACTTTGTCACGTTCAGCAACGCCTCAACTGTCGGTGGGGTGGATGTAAACAACGAGTACCAAATCACATCAGTCCCGACTTCCACGACTTACACGGTCACGTTGGCTTCTGCTGCTACGGCAGTCTCCGGTGGTGGAGGCACGGCAGTTCACGCGGCTTACCAAGTCAATGTGGGTAATTCAATTGCAATTCCTTTGGTTGGCTGGGGTGCTGGTGGTTGGGGTTTGGGGACTTGGGGCAATGGTGCCATGACGACGGAGTTGATCCGTTTGTGGAGCCAGAATAACTACGGCCAAGACCTGATCTACGGCCCACGCGGTGGGAACATTTATTACTGGAACGCCAGCATTGGGTTGTTTGCCAGCACGCTAACAGGCATTACAAACGCCAGTCCTGCGGTCATTACATCTGTTGTGTCTTTGTCTGACGGCACGGCTATTCAGCTTCAGTCTACCGGATCGCTGCCCACAGGCTTGACTGTCGGCACAACGTACTACGTGATTAACTCCACAGGTACATCGTTTAACTTGTCCGCAACCTACGGCGGTACTGCAATCAACACCTCCAGCGCCGGGTCTGGTACGCACAGCATCACAAGTAGGGGTATTCCCTTATCTTCCTTGGGAGGAGCATCGGATGCGCCAACGGTGCAGAACAACATCTTGGTCTCTGACACGAGCCGGTTTGTGATGACTTTTGGCTGCAATGACTACGGTGCCACGGACATTGATCCCATGCTGATTCGCTGGTCTGATCAAGAAGATCCTGCTCAGTGGACGCCTTTGGCCACCAATCAAGCAGGCAGTGTGCGTCTGTCGCACGGCTCAAAGATCGTCACGGTGCAGCAAACTCGCCAGGAAATTCTGGTCTGGACGGACGCATCGCTTTATTCTCTTCAGTACCTTGGGCCACCGGTGGTCTGGGGTTCGCAGCTTCTGGGAGACAACATCTCCATCGTCGGGCCGAACGCGGTGGCGGTGGCTAACGGTGTGTCTTACTGGATGGGTGTGGACAAGTTTTACAAGTACGACGGTCGCATCCAGACCATGCGCTGTGACCTGCGCCGCTACATTTTTAACGACATCAATATCTCTCAGGCAGACCAGATCTTTGCCTCAACGAGCGAGGGTTTTAACGAGATTTGGTGGTTCTATTGCTCGGCTAACTCCACGGCAATTGACAAGTACGTGGTGTACAACTATTTAGAAGACATCTGGTACTACGGCACCATGAGCCGCACGGCGTGGGTTGACTCCGGTTTGCGCCCATACCCGGTGGCGGCGTATTACAACTCGTCAGCCTCGGCAGGCAACCTGATCAACCATGAGTCGGGCCTGAACGACAACACCTGGGGCACAAGTAGCCCAATTGAGGCGTACATCCTTTCGTCAGAATTTGACATTGATGACGGCCACAACTTTGGGTTTGTCTGGCGGATGATCCCAGACCTGACCTTTAACGGCTCAACTGCCACGTCCCCATCGGTGACGATGTATTTGTACGGGCTGGCAAATTCCGGCTCGGGGTACAACAGCCCAGCCTCCGAGGGTGGACAAAATTACGCTGGAGTGACAAGAACAGCGGTCGTGCCTATTGAGCAATTCACTGGGCAGATTTACACTCGGGTGCGGGGTCGTCAATTAGCGTTCAAAATCTATTCCAACCAGTTGGACACGACGTGGCAACTTGGCGCACCCCGCATCGACATCCGGCCTGATGGCAGGAGATGACTTTGCCATCTGATCAAACATCAATAGTATGGCCATCACCACCAGTCTTGTCACTATCGTCAAAAGGTTTGTTGCCCCCGCACTCCCACAACCGACGCAACAGTATGACGTTAATTACTTCCAACAGTTCAACAATGTCTTACGTCTGTACTTCAATCAACTTGACCAACTTCTGGCAAAAATTGTGACCACTTCAGGCGACACCGTTCCGGTCTCAATTAACGGCACCAACACGGACGCTTTTGGTCGCCTTCGCGTAAGCCAGCCTTTTACGCTCTTTGATAGCCAGAATCAGTATGCGTCGGATGGTCAATTTGACACTGCAACGACAGGTACGGGGACAACGACCTACAACGCTAATCAAGCTTCTCTTTATATGACCGTCACCGCTGGTGGTGTGGGGTCTGTAGTTCGTCAGACTTACCGCTGCTTCCCATATCAGCCGGGTAAAGGTTTGTTAGTGCTTGCTACGTTTTGCATGGACAGCAGCACAAGCGCAGGACTTACCCAACGGGCGGGTTATTTCAACACCCAAAATGGCGTGTTTTTCCAAAAGGTAGACAGCGTCAATTCATTTGTCTTGCGCTCCTACGTCACAGGTTCTGTATCTGATGCGCGTACGGTTAATCAAGCTGACTGGAACGGAGACAAGTTGGACGGTACGGGCGCTTCTGGCTACACGCTTGACACAAGCAAGTCACAGATTCTGTGGATGGATTTTGAGTGGCTTGGGGTTGGCTCTGTCCGATGCGGGTTCATCATCAATGGTGAGTACATCGTCTGCCACACGTTTACCAACGCCAATGAGATCACCACGACGTACATGACGACGGCTACGCTGCCCATACGTTATGAAGTCACGTCCACGTCTGCGGTAGCCGCCACAATGAAGCAGATCTGCTCGTCCGTGGTATCAGAAGGCGGGTACGAACAATACTCCATTGGCCATGTGGCGCGGCGCACCACAAAGCTGTCTACCATTGGTTTGACGTTTAAGCCTATTGTGTCGATCCGGCTGGCGTCTGGTCGGGCAAACGCAGTGGTTGTTCCTGGTCGGATTCAAGTGATTCCAATCACCAGCCAAAACTACGAGATTGCGCTGTTTAAAAATGCAACGCTGACGGGCGCTTCGTGGGCCGCTGTATCAACCGACTCAAATGTTGAATACGATGCAACAGCCACGGCAGTGACAGGCGGAAGCATTATCCAGACTGATTATTTGTCTTCTTCCGGCTCTGGTGGTACACAACCGTTGGTGGATCCTGCGGGATACAACTGGGCATTCCAACCGGGAGTCTCACTGGCTGGGGTGTCAGATATTCTGACGGTAGCAATCCGCACAATTGACTCGGCAACACCTTCGGGTGATTGCTATGGTTCACTTTCCTTCTGGGACTTGACGGCGTAAATCATGGCATTCAACTTTGAAGACGAACTGGGGGGCATGGACGATGCGTCGCTCATGGACATTCTGGGTTTTGCGCCGACTGGTTCGCCTGCGCAAAAAAGTCTTCCGCCTGTTCAGCCTGCTGCCCCATCAGGGGGGTTTCTAAATGCTACGCCTGCTCCGTCGCCCGTTTTTTCTGCTCCTGCGCCGTCCCCTTCCGTGGTGGGTGCCCCTATGGCTGCGCCTGCTCCATCGCCGTTTGTTTCTCCTCTTAATCAGGGACTAGAGCCATCTTCAGCAGGTGTCACATTTGTACCTGAAGGATCTGAGCCTCCGACAATCGCTGTTGGGCGAACGGAGCAACCACCTTCATTTGATGAACTGATGGGTTATGTGATGTCGGGCCAGCCGACAATGAAGGCAGTCAGCGCACCCGCTCCGATAAGTTCTTCGGTGTCAGCTTACGCTCCGGCCCCTTCACCTGTTTACACGCAGGCCCCAGCGGCTTCTCCTGCTCCAACACCCTTTGCTGCTCCGTCACCAATGAATCTGTTTGGCATGGATGTGACGCAGGATCAACTGGCTGATTTGGGCGTGTCGGCACCTTCTGCTCCCGCACCATCTCCAGTTCAAGCACCTGCTCCGAGCACTGCTGCACAAGCTCCAGCTCAAACTACGCCAACTCCTTACGGGCATTGGCTCTACGGCGGATCTTCTGGTGGAGAAGGTGGTGGACAAGATACAGGCGCAACCTGGATAGAAACTCCGGATTACACAAAGCAGTACACCAATGTAGCTGGTTTTAAGCCGTATGAAGGGGATCTCTCCCCAGCGCTTACAAAGCTTCTACCAAAAAGCGGCGCTGATATTTATAACACTTGGGGTTTTGATACGCTGAGTGGAAGGCAAGCTGCTAGTCAAGAAGCGGCGGCAGGGCCACAAGTCACCAACGTGGAAACTGGAGAATCTTCTTCAGCTACGCCTGTATTTAGAGATCCGTTTTATACGACTGATTCAAAAGGTAATCCTGTATTGGATTCCGGATATGGACTAAAAGATGTATCTGGGCTTGTGCATGGCAACATGACACAGCAAGTTGATAAAACGCACAATAGACTTGTCAGCGCTTTCTTTGATCCAAAAACGGGTCAAATGGTTGGAAGTCCTGTTAGTCAAGTTTACGAAATCCCCAAGACCAATTGGATTGAAAACCTTGCAACTGCCGCGTTGTTTGCACTGCCATCCATAGCCATCCCTGGGTTCGGTGCTGGCGCTGCCTTGATGAGCGGGGCAAAGTCTGCTTCTGAAGGAAACGTGCTGGGCGCACTGAGTGGGCTAGCTGGTGGTATCGGTTCGCTGCCGGGAGTCGATCCGTCAACGGTATCTGCGATCAAAACCGCAGGAGATGTGGCGTCTAAAGTCAGCGCTTTGACTTCTGGTGATCCGCTTCAGCAGCTGGGTGCACTAGCTGGCATAACGGGCAGTGATGAATTGGCTACCGCATCAAAAGTTGCCAATACCGCTGCGCTTCTTAACGCTGCCGCATCGGGCAATCCTAATGCAATTTTGAAGTTGGTGACCACTCTTGGGCCAAGCGCGGTTGATCTACTCACTGGTGGCCCTGGAGCCATGACTGCGGGTGAAGCCGATGAGCGCAAGGGCGTTTCTGAGGTTACGGACTTAATCAACAACCTTGCTTTTGCTCCCACACCTTCGCCTGCTCCCGCCGCTCCCGCTCCCGCGCCTAGTGCCGCCCCTGCACCTGCACCAAGCGTAGATACTGGGGAAGAAGAGACCGAGAGCGAAGAGGATAAAGAAGGAACAGAAGCCGGAATTGATGCGCTGACTAAGGGCGCTGATACTGCCGCAGGTGTGTCTGGTGAAAACTTAACTGCTGGTATTTCTGATCAGACTATTCAGGACTTACTTGATGCGGGGCTTACCAGTGCGGATACGGGAGAAACACAAACTGCTGAAGACTTGGCCCGAGAATTAGGGCTGGATACTGGCACGGAAGGTACAAGTACAGGTACTGAAGTTGGCGCAGCGGGTGAAGATACGACTACTGGCGCAGAGGGTGACGAAACCAAAGCTTTGTCCGATGAAGAATTGGACAAGTTTCTTGAGGATATTAGCGCCGGCGGGTCATCTGTCACCAGTGAAGATACTTCTGATTTAGATACGCTGCTTAGTCAGTTGTCTGGTGAAGATACAAACAAGCCAAGTTCCTTGTCTGAGCAAGCCAAATTCCTTGAATCCAATGTGGAAGATCAGGGGGATATTGACCAACTGCTTAAAGATTACGCGGTTGATACTGGACAGTTTCAGGGCGAATATGCGGGGCTTGGCAATCTTGAACCTGATTACACCGTCAGCGATACTGGAAAGATTCTCAATGCAGGTACGAGCGACCTAGCAGATCAGTTCCTTGGAGGAAACTTGGAAGAAGATTTTGTCGTCACCGATAAAGGAACGGTTAAGAGCACCTACACTGGGGAAGAAGGCACCTTTGACGAGAACGGAAATTGGGTGCCATTCACGGGTGGGACAGCCGGAACTGTTGTAAGCACGGGTGGCGGTGGCGCTTCAACAAAAACCACCAAACCCACTACCCCAACGACGCCAACTGCGGCAAAATCCAGCTTTGATCCGGCCCTTCTTTTTGCACTAAGTTCAATGCTCGGACAACAACCAGAAACTACAAAAGAACGTGAGAATGCAGCGCGTATTGCTGCCAAATCCCCATTCGGTACGCTGCCTTACAGCGACATTCTTGATGCGTACAACCAGATTTATGGAGCCTAAAAATGTCAATTTGGGATAATTACGGCCCTGGTGAAGGTGGGCAGTTGGAAGATACTACGACGCCTGTAATGGTGCCAAGTTATGGGGAAGAGTATTACCCAATGACTCCCGCAACTTCGTATGACTCGTTTGGGAATCCTGTCGAGGCAGGAAGCGCCGCTGCAACTTCTGCGGATCCCACAGGTCTGGCTCAAGCTCAACTGGATGCGAATGCCGCTGCAACGGGCGGGTCTACTTGGCAACAATTCCTTAACTCACTAAAAGGCTACGGGGCTGTTGGCAAAGGCGCATCTGGTCTCCTCGACATGCTTGGCGCGAAAGGTTCGCTGGCTGGGCTGGTAGCACTTCTCTCCGCACTTGACCGTCAAAAAGCTGCCGGCGGCGGTGCAGGTAAAGCATACGCTGGTCCTGGCACCATTCCGCAGCGCACCATCGTGCAAGGTAAGTACGGCCCCATCGCCAAGTACGCCGCTGAAGGCGGTCTGATGCACGCTTATGCAGGTGGTGGCCCTGTGGCCATGGAAGATGGTGGCTTCGTCATGACCAAAAAGGCAGTAGACGGAGCGGGCGGGGCTAATGGTATTCGTCAGCTTATTCCTGGCGCTCGTATGATTCGCGGCCCTGGCACTGGTACGAGCGATTCCATTCCTGCGGTGATCAACAGCCCTCGTGGGCAAACCCCTGCTGCGCTCTCAAACGGCGAAGCATATGTACCCAAACGCGCAGTGCAAGATCAGGGCGGAGCCCGGAAGCTCTATGCACTGATGCACAACCTTCAGCGGAGAGCTTGACATGGCCGACGCAGTAACCACCGATATCAGCCCTTCACAATCAACGCTGAGTGCAAACTTTGCGCCGTATGTCTATGACATGCTGGCCCGAGGGCAGGCTGCGGCTTCACAACCGTTCCAAGAGTACACGGGTGAGCGATTTGCTGGGCCATCTGCATTACAGCAGCAGGCTTTCCAAGGGATCGCAGGGTTGCAGTTCCCTGGGCAATTCCAAACGGCTACGGATTTTCTGACACAAGCAGGACAGCAAGCGGGGCAGTTTAAGTACCAGCCTATGCAGGTATCAGCGCCTAACTTGCAGCAGTACCAGATGAACGCGCCTCAGCAAGTTGGGACGCAAGGGTTTAGCACGGCGGCGGCGCAGGGGTTGATGTCCCCATACATGCAAAACGTCGTAGACGCACAGCAACGCGAAGCTCAACGCCAAGCGCAAATCGCAGGTACTCAGCGCGGTGCTCAGTATGCCAAGGCAGGTGCGTTCGGTGGTGCTCGTCAAGCCATTGAGAATGCTGAAGCAAACCGTAACCTTCAGACCCAACTCGGCAACATTCAAGCAACGGGTTTGCAGAGCGCTTACCAACAGGCTCAACAGCAATTCAACACCCAGCAACAAGCCGCGCTTCAGGCAGCGCTTGCCAATCAGCAAGCGGGTATAACTACTGGTGCACAGAATTTGGCTGCACAGTTGGGCGTGCAACAGTTGGGGGCTGGACAGAATCTTCAGGCGCAACAGTTCAACCAAGCCGCGCAGCAAGCCGGTGCTGGACTGGGGCTTCAAGCTTTGCAACAGCAGCTCGGCGCGGGACAAGCGTTGGGTAATTTAGGTAACGCGCAATACCGCACGCAGTTGTCGGGCCTTGAATCGTTGCTTGGCGCAGGCGCGACTCAACAGCAGTTTGCTCAACAGCCGCTTGACTTTGGGTATCAGCAGTACCAGCAATCGCTCCAGTATCCGTACCAGCAGGCTACGTTCATGCAAAGTCTTTTGGGTGGGTTGCCATTACAAGCACCTGCCTACAACACGGGGCAAACGGGCTTGGCTGCTGCGCTGCAAGGTGGCCTCTCTGGGTTGGCGCTGTACAACCTGTTCAATAAGCCGTAAGGACGAGCCATGAGCATCGGACCTAATCTCTCTCAGACTCCAATCAATGTTTTGCAACAAGCGGTGTTGGGGCAAATCCCCAGTATCCAGCCTGCATCTGCGTTGGGTGAGTTAAATAGCCGCGTCAAAAATGCGCAGATGCAGCAAGCGGCCCTGGGCCAAAATGCAATGCAACAAAGCGCAATGCAGCAACAGCAGCCCCCCGTAGCCGCTGGGGTCCTTCAGGCATCACAGGGTATTGACCATCCGGGGTACGGATTTGCTGGTGGCGGTATTGTTGCGTTTGCTAACGGAGGCCCTACTCTGGGGTATGCGCCAGATTACGAATTGGCACGTAAGTACGGCATTGTTTTGAGCCCATACGATCCGCCAGAAGTGCGGCAGCAAAAGATAGCTGAAGCGAAAAAACTCGCTGCGTTTGAAGCGGAACCCAAAGCTGAAATCCCCAATGAGTTTGCTATCCCTAATCGTGCACGGCTGGATATCCCTGCTGCTCCTGGCGGTATTGCTCAAGTCACCCCTGGTGCTAAAACTGGTGTTCGTCCTCAAGTCGCGCCTCGTCCGCAGGCTGCCCCGGATCAAGATGATTTCTTGAAGCGCCTCCAAGCGTTGAGTGGGCAGGAAGAAGAACTTGCCAAACTTGCTGGTGCGGTGACTCCGGAAATCCAAAAGGCTCGGGAAGAATACGGCGCTGCACGTACAGCAGGCTCAGAGATGCGTAAAGCCATCGAAGAACGCCAGCAAGAGGCACTTAATCAACGTAGGGATGAAGCTGAAAAACAAGCAGCCGTCTCTCCTTGGGATAATCCGGCGTTGCTTGCGGCCCTTGCAGGTGGTGCGCAGGGTAAAACTCTTGGTGCTGTATTGAGTGGCGTTGCCGGGGCCGGTGGTGCTGAGTACACGCGGCAGAAGAAAGAACTCCGCGATTTGCGTGACAAGATTCGTGCAGAACAGCTTGGTGTGGATACACTTACGATCGCTCGTATGGATTACGACGCGGCGACTAAACAAGTGGCCGTTGCAGATGCCTCTGGTGATCGTGCTCAGAAACTCGCTGCTGAGACTAAGCTCCTTGAAGCACGCCGCCATCTTATGGATACCGAGCAGAAATACACGCACGGTAAAGAGCAGTTGGCAACGCAGATCAAGGTTGCCCAGATTGGTGCTTCGGCCAAAGAAGCAGGACTTGACTTTAATAAGGTAAAAGCTGCGCAGCAATTGGCGCAGAGTAACCCTCAATACAAAGCAGCCGTTACTGCTCTGGAACGTATTAAAGGCCTTCCGCCACAAACGCAGAATAGTCCTTCTGTAAAAGCAGAATTAGAACAGCACCAAAAAACCATCCGCGATATTGAAAAAACAGTTTCGACTCGATTGGGTGTACCCCCTGAATGGTTCGGTGTATCATTAGAAACCCCCGGTGCAAGTCCGGGCGCACCTACCGCAGCACCCGCTGGGTTTAAGGTACTTGGATCAACTCCTTCGTAAACTGCCATGTCTATCTATCGCGTCGCCGCCCCAAATGGAAGAACCTACCAGATAGAAGGTCCGCCAGGGGCAAGCGATGCGGATGTGATCAACGCACTGATAGCGCAAGTTCCCGACGCAGGGAAACCCCCATCCACCGAACGCACCTGGGGCGAAGCAGCCACTGACATTGGTGCCTCTCTCTTGTCTGGTGCAGGTTCTGCACTCCAGTTCCCTGGGCAGGTTGCGGGGCTTATTCCTGGTTTGCGTGGTGTCGGTGAAGCACTCGCTGCCCCTGGTGAGAAACTGGCTGAGTACGGGACATCCCTCAAATCTCAAGGGTTGAAGGCCCGCGAAGCATTGCGTAGCAAAGCAATGTCGGACGCTGAAAAAGAAGGCGTCCTTGCTGAATTTGCCACTGCAATCAAAGAGACTGTTAAAGATCCAGCTCTGTTGAGTTCGTTTCTGACCGAGCAGGTGCCACAGCTTATTGGCCCCGCAGCCGCAGCCAAAATCACAACCATGCTGGGACGTGGCGCTGTTGAGGCGGCCACCGCAGGTGCTGCGCGTGAAGCCGCTGCCAAGGCTCTTGGTGCTAAAGCAACCACTGCTGCCGTCGGTACTGGCGCAGCTATGCAAGGCGCTGATATTGGTGAGGATACGTACAAGGAAGCATTCAAACTTATTAAGGCACAGAACCCATCAATATCCGATGAGGACGCTCAAGCCCTTGCGCTACAAAAAGCTCGTGTTGCAGCTTTGGAAGCTGGCGCAATCTCTGTGGGTGCGCAACGTCTACCCGGTGCCAGAGCAATTGAGCGTCGTTTGGCAGGGCTTCCTGGTGAAGGCCGTATCCGTGGTGGTCTGGGCGAGGCGTTGGGTGAGTTGGTTGAAGAAGGCGGCGGCGCGTTTGCCAAGAATGTTGGCCTTCAAGAGATTGATCCCACACGTTCTTTGACCGCTGGTATTGGTACAGCCGCTGGCCTTGGTGCGCTTGGTGGTGCTGGACTTGGTGCGATTACTGGTGCACATCCACGTGTAGAAGCTACGCCGACTCCCGGTGCTGAAGCCCCAATTGATATTGCAAAACGGCAAGCTGCGGAAGCTGAAGCCCAGAAGGTGCAACAACAAGCCGCAATACAGACCGAGCGTGAAGCCAAGGGCAAAGAGTATTTAGACAGGATCAATGAACTTGCAGAACAGCCCAATGCGTTTGCGCAACTTGCGTTGTATGGCGAAGAACTAAAACAAGAGCCTAAATCTAAAGAGCGCGATGAGGCGCTCAGAATTGCACGCAATAAACGCTTGGAAATTTTGACCGGACAGGTCAGTGAAGAGCGTGCTACGGCTGAAGCAGCTAAAGGATTCATGACGGCAGAAGAAGCTGCCGCTGCGCCGATTACTCCGCGTGCAGAACTGGAAACCCCTGCCGAACCTGCGCCCTCAACGGTACTTGACGCCAAAGCTATTAGCGCAATTGGGTTCGGTAAGGGCGGCCCTAAGAGTGTCCAAGCCCAGTTGATGGGTAAAGATCTGACGGTTCCAGAAGACGCCCTTGCAGTGCGTGCGGTGCTTGAGAAGTACAAAGAAGGTAAAAACGCAAATCCAAAGACTGTCGATAAGATTGATGCGTTCTTAGCAAAGATGCCACAGATCGTGGCACCGGAGGTCCCAAGTGTTGGAGAAACTGTCACAGAACCAAGTGGAGCAGGCGTTTCAGTGGCTGGCGAGCCCGGTGGTGTCAGCACCCCCGCAGGAGTTGGAGTCACTGAGCCAACTGGAGTGGTTCCTACTGTCACGGATGTTGGACAACCTACTGTTAGAAAAACAGAACAGCCAAGTGCAGTAGCTAAACCCGCTGGCAAACGAGTATCGCTGGCTAAACAAATTCAGGGCGTCAACTTGGCACCGCAGGGTGTGCCCGACGTTGCGCTGATTAACCAAACATTTGCACAGTATCCGCAGTATCACAACGCGGTGCTATACGCCTTGGGCGTAGATTCGGAAGGACACTTCCTTGATAAGCCACTGAGCCTGAAAGAAGCTGCCAAAGCAGCAGGTTTGGGTGAAAACGCTCATAGCAATCTCAGCAAAGTATTGAAGCAGGTGGGATTGACGCCTGAAGTTCGTGAGATGTACGACGCTGCC